AGACAATGGTTGGGCCAACACCATTGCAGCCTTTCGCAAGAGATGCAACTATTTCTCTGCGAAGAGAGCTACACCTTTCATTATTTCTAGCGCACTTCAGTTTGCTAATGAAGTGTGTCCAAGTAGGTTAGAACCTTTCGAGTGGAGTCGACCGTTGTACGAGTCCTGGTTGAGCAAATTCGGCACGGAGAAGCGTGCCCGGATGGAAAAAGCACTTGAAACTTTGCCTTTTGCAGAGTTGAAAGACTATACTCACAAGGACATTTTCGTCAAGGTTGAGGCACTTTTAGTTAGGCATAAACCAAATTGGGCACCTCGTGTCATTTTCAAAGGCACGGACCTGTACAATGTAATTTCTGGGCCCGTTTTTAACGAGCTCATGCGCAGGTTTGACTTTTGCCTTAATGGCATGAGAGGTCCATGGAGGTTTAGGACTAGCTATCGCAAGACCCCACTAGATTATTCTAGCCATCTCGAAAAGAAGGATGATCGGGAATTTTATCTTGAAGCTGATTTTAGTAGCAACGACAAGTACCAGTGTGCGGATGTCATCTTGTTGGAAGTGGCTCTCATGCGCTTGTTGGGGTGTCCTGAGTGGTTTGTTAGGCTTCATCTGAAGTCTAACAAGTTCACAGTTAAGTCAAGTAAACAGGGCATTTCAGCAACGCTTGAGAACCAGCTTCCGACTGGCGCCACCGACACTACATTTCGCAACACCTTTTGGAATGGTTGTATTTTATGGTCATTCCTAAGGCGTTGTAGAATTGAAACTTGTCGTGCCATGCTCATGGGCGATGATATGCTGGCCGCTTTAAGCGGTAAGTGTAAGTTTGCTGTTAAGGTCTACGAATCATTGGCTTCTGACGCTCAGATGGAAGCCAAGGTGATTCGCCATAACAACCTTTACACTGCCACTTTTCTTAGTAAGTTTTTTGTACCTACGAGGTATGGGATGCACCTCACCGTCCCCATACTTGGCAAAGCCCTAGGTAGGTTCAACATGCGGGCGAATAGAAACGAGGCTGTTTCTGACCATGCTTACATGGCTGGCAAATCTGTT